GGATTCTGTTGAGCTTATCCATTGGACTGCCCTCATAAGCAACGCCTGTTATGTCATTAGTCTTAAGCCAATCACAGGCTGCTTTTAAGTCTTGAGTAGTAGCCTCGCCACTACGAACCCTCTTAAGAAATTCGTTAGTGACAAGGTTGTGTAACTCATCAAACTTTTCTTCTTTGGCTTTAGCCATTTTTGTTTACGTCTTGATTATGTTTGGCGATTACAATTTTTCTCTTTTTGCCATTCTTCTTAGACCAACCTCTTCTTCTTAACTCTTCGTTATCTGCTTCTCCATAGCTATCATCATTTTCTTTATTAATAGGGAGAAGTATAGTATTAGGAGTTATTACAGTCATTAGTTTAATAGTTTCTTTTTAACAATTTCCAATGCCTGATCATCTAGTTTGTTATCAGTTCTAGCAACGTAAGCTTCAAGTAAATCTACTACTAGCTTCTTTACTGAATCTGACTTCAAGAAGGCGAAAAGGATGGGCTTGATAATTAGGATCATTGTATTAGGGGGTTAGGGTTAAACTTTATCGAGTGTGCCACGTGTGGCTTTAGTTGAGTGTTTCTTTGAAACCTTTGCTTCAACTTTAGGTTCTACTTTTACTTCTTCTTTGGTGTCTTCGGAGGACACTGATACTTCTGCTTCTGCCATAGTTTCCAGTTTTGAATTGGTTTACATTCTTTTTTTAATTTCTTTTCAACAGCTTTCTCTACATCTTCTTTCCATTTAGCTATTGGTACTACATCACTACACATATGACCAAGATCAGAATTAGGAAGTAGCATAAATCCTTTCTGTTGCAGTTCTGCACACTTCAGGACTCTAACTAATTCATAGTCTAATCTCATCTTTTCTTCTTGTCTAGCTGCTATACTACGACACCTTTTTAAACCTTCACGGTCTAAAGGTACCATAAAGTTAATTTGACCTCCCCAGTTTTCAGCTACAGTATAGTTCTGTTGCTGCATACTTCCACCTTCAATATCATAGGGAGTTGTATGATTTCCCATATAGAATGGAGAAAATGTCATTGTAGCTCCATTGCAGCTAATATTAGGACCGTAATGCTGTCTAGATGGTGCTCCATTATTCTGGAATTGCACCGCCTGATTGGTTACATTACCTGTCGCAGCTGCAACTGGATTACTGACATTTCTATCTCCTTCAGCACGGGCTGGTGTTATTGAGAGAAGACTGATAAGGATACCGTAGTAGAAGTAGTGTCGATTTCTCTTTCTATTTCTGTTACTGATAGTACCTGACTGGCTGCTCTTGTTACCACTTCTAACTCGAAGGGATCTCCAGCTGTATGTAGGGTGAATATTGAATCTGAATCGGCTATACCTCCTGATGAGGCTGATGTATGGGTTATATTTTCCCCAGTCCATTTGTTTAATGCAGACCCATAGGTTGTCGTAGTTATTTCTTCTACGATCTCTTGAGTCGTTGTCGTTGTACTGTTCATCGACCCCTGTGTGAAATTGGGGGTCACTAATTCTGCTCTCGCTACCGTGGGTGATGCCAGTAATAAGAGTACTAGCCATTTTTTCATGTCTTTGGTTTGTCCTTTTTATTATTACCGTTACCAGTAGTTAAGCCGAATGTTGCAAGTGCTCCAGTAAAGATACTGGCAGGGAAAGTTATGTCTCCACCTGGGCTTTTCTTGATCATTGGTATTTCTACATAGTTCAATGTAATAATAAAGCCACTCCAAACAACAACACCAAGTCTAACAAATGTACCTAAAATTTGTATTTGGTGTTCTTGGTCTTCTGCAGCATCTTTTAATTTTCCGAAGAATCCTTTTTCTTCTTTCGCTGTTGCTTCCATTTATCAATTTTACCTTGTAGGAATTTCTGTAATTTCTTTTTTATTTGATCAAAGAGAGGTGTAGCTAGGGTGGTTGTTGCTACAGCTGCTACCGCTGCATAGGTAGCAGTTGCTACTACTTCTGCAGTTGGTAAAGGCATCTGTATATCTAATACAGGTAACTGTACTTTAGGTGGAGGAGGTGGTTCTTCCGTAGTCTCTTTCTCTACCCCTTCAGGAGCCTCCAAATCACTCGGAGGAATCACCATAGGGGTATAACCTGGAATACGAGCTGAAGGTGGTTTAAACTCGATTTCCATTGTAGGTAGAGGTTTAGGAACAGTAGGTACGTTTATCCTACCAAGGTTTGCCGACACCTGTTGTTGGGGTTTTTTGTTCGTTAACGCCGTTCTCTACAGCTGCTTCGATAGCAGCTACAGTACCTTCTTTATTTGCATCTAGTTTAGCCTTAACCCAACCTAATACAGTTGACTCTGTAAGGTCAGCATAAGGTACCAGAGTGTCAGGTTTTGGAAGATCTACTTCACCAGTAGCTCTGAATTTGTAGGTACCATCTTCACCGTTAACGCGGTAGATTACTTTATTTACATACCCATCAGCGAGTTCACGCTGAAGGGTGTTTACTTGCCAAGTTTTTGTTGCCATTATAATGAAGATTTATTTGATATTAAAAATGCTTTATAGTCAGCTTTGACTTGTGTAGTCCACGCAGCATTACATATTGCCTGTACGTCTGCATCTTCTCCACTTATATCTGTATCAACTAGGTTATCACTTGCATCAAGTGTTCCTGGTTGTAATACTTTTCTATGGAAGGAACGGGTAAGTTCCACACCATCTTCTTTAATGACGGTTGCAGTTCTTACTTGAATGTTCCACTTAGAAACGACTTCGATTTTGTCGTTTTCTAATGTTTTTGTGATTGCCATTTAGGGAAATTCTCCGAATTAAACAGGTTTATGGCTTAGTTTATAGACTTGCTAACGGTCTTATTGTGCCAAATAAGTACCAGATATTTGGAATGCTGTACCGTTGGTAGTGTCATTATTATTTACTATCATTGCCCAACCAGTATTCAAATCAGTTTTATGAGCAAAACCTATTTCCATATTACTAGTATTGTAATTTATATGAGTTCTGTTCTCACCTTCCCAACCACTATCTGACCCAAATAAACTTCCTGTGAAAGCCATTCCACCTCTATACTCAGAGTTGTTTTTAGATGCAAATGGTAGGCTTATAGTAAGATCGTTTCCATCATTAGATCCAATAGAATTAACTTCAATCCAAATAGCGACATGTACTACATTACCAATTTTGGTATATAGACCATATTGTTTATGATAAGTATTAACTACGCAACCTAAAGTAGGCGTGTATGAACCTTCTTCATAGTCGTCAAGAGCATTCGTCGCTGCTGTATCAGATCCAAAACATAAACCATCAGGAGTAAACCTTGCTATGTCAGCCAATGATCCTGTGTTTGCACCTATTTTAAAAACTATTCTTTGTCCACCTGCTCCACCTGTAGCAGCACAAATCTCTGTTTGTCCTGTATTTTTTATTAGTGTATCTTGTGAACCTGTTTTTAATAGATGTATTTCAAGATCACTACTAGATTCACTTTTAAGTCCAGTGTTAGTAGTCTCAAGCTTCTTAGCACCATTGTAATATAAACCTACAGCTCCATCTTCTACTGCTTGGATTTGAAGTTCATCATCAGCAGCGTTATAAACTCTGAAGTCGTCTGAGCAGATTCTTAGTGATCCTGTACCTGTATCTTTAATGTATGATTTAGATCCATTATGATAGATTTCTAAATCTTGTCCATCACCTAATCTTAATTTAGAACTATCTGAATCAATATCTAAAAAACCAGTCTGATTGATACCACCATAAATATTTATTCCGTTTGCGTATGTATCAAGCTTCTTCGAGTTATCGTAATAGAGTTCTACGGTTCCGTCTGCTACACCTTTTAAATAAATTTCATTATCTGTTTTAGCTAAATGTAATTCGTCACTTCTAACTTTTAAAATACCAGTAGCATTATTTATAATGCCTTGAGTATTATCATGGAACATACGCATGTCATCGTCAGTCCCTAACCTGACTTGCTTATCATCATTAAATTTCAGTCCAGTATCAAATGTGTAGCATTGTAGAGCGTTATTATGGTATAGCTCGATAGCACCTCCACCTATACCTTTTAAATTAGTTTCCCAAGCTGCATCAGCATAATTCTGTAAATAAATAGAACCACCATCTTCAGCTCGTAACCGCCAATTATCATTATTATCATCACCTTCATCAGCTATTAAACGTATTTGAGCATGACTACCTTCTGCACCAATAACTTTTATATCATCTTGAACCGTAACGCCCCAAGATTCCGTATTTAGCTTATTGACGTTATTGTAATAGAGTTTTACAGCTCCACCAGAAGTGGCATGAATCATATCCTGATCGGATGCATTCCTAATATAAATATCACTTCCAAGTATTTTTAATCCACCTGTTCCTGTATCTGAAATGAAAGAATTAGAGCCATCATGATATAGCTCTAAATCATTCCCCGTACCAAACCGTATCTTCTCATTATCCAAGAGGTCGATTGGAGTTTTCAAACCTCTGTCATCAATTGTTGTTAATGCCATAGTTATTTAGCCTCCAATGCGGCGACTTTAGTTTCTAGTGTTTCGATTTTTGCCATAGCCTCTTGTAAGGCTTTAATGGCTTTCATATATAAGATTGAATATTTAACTGTTTTAGTTTTAGTTCCTAAGTCTTCATCTGTATCTGGATCTCTATCAATAGATTCACTAACAAGACCAGCACTTACAGTCTCAATTTCTTGAGCAACTACACCTATATGTTTATCTGTAGGTAATCCAGTTGAGGCTTTAAAATTGAAGTTTCTAACTTTAACTGCTTTTATATCATTCCATTGAGAATTAGCATCAACAATGTTTTCTTTTAGTTTAACATCTGAAGTAGATCCATAGGTATTGTTAACATTTAAGCAATCTCCATCACCTTGTACGTGCATTTTTAGAGCATTAGTAGTATCTCTACATTGGAAATAATCAACGCTATTAGCATCAGTATTGGCTTTTCTTAAAGTTAAACTAGCAGTAGCATCGCTTACACAATTGTTATATAATCTACCGTTACTGCCAATATCAAAAGATTCTAAATCTACTGAAGTTGAATTAGAAGTTCTAAAAATAATTCTATCACCTACATTTGCATGATCAAAGTAGTAATTCGCATTTAAATTTATAATGGTACGATTATAATCATATTGTACATCACCAGTACTATGTCTAAGTATATAACCGTTTGCACTAGTCTCTAAACGCTTGACATGATTATGATACAGCTTTACACTATCATTCTGATCTGCTATGATCATATATTCATCATTGGCAGCATTTAATACCATGAATTGATCGGAAGCTACTCTTAAAGCACCTGTACCAGTATCTTTTATAAAGCTATTAGATCCATCATGAAATATCTCTAGATCCTGCGAAGCTCCTAGTTGTATCTTTCCTGAATCATTGTCGATCAGAATATTACCAGTTTTAACTTCTAAGTCTCCATTTGCTCTAAGAGACATAGTATGAGCAGGATGTTGTTGTCCATCTGCTTGATTATGCCAGTCAAATCTAACAGGCATATCATTACTAGCACCAGGCGTTCCGTCTACTTTTACTTGGTGATATGCAACATGATCCCATGCACTCCCAGTTGCACCATAATAATTTATGGTTCCAATACTATCGCCGTCTTGAACTATAGTCCCATTACTACCTATCGTAGCATTTCTACTCTTGAAAAAAGTCATATAGGGATCATAAGCATTAGCTGAATATCTACCAATACTTAAACCATTACCATCTGCACTATGAGCTTGTATGTCAGCATGTAAGCTACTTGCATCAGCAACGGATGTTGTTTGTTCTCCAGCTAATAACCTTCCAGTAACAGTGACACCAGTCGAAGTCGTTTCCAGCTTCTTACTATTGTCGTAATGGAGTTCTACGGCATTATTGGGCCTAAACCTGGCAGCAGTTTCCCCTGATGTTGCTTCTATATAAAGATCTCCAACCGTATTTCGTATATTCCCGTTGCCATAATCTGATCTATATATCTCTATTGAGTTACTTATTTTTACACCACGAAGAGCTGATGGGTTTGTAGTCTCTATAGCTTTAACATTGTCATAGTAGAGTTCTACGGCTCCATCAGGAACAAATGCTGCTAAAGTTTCCCCAGCACCAGAATTAGTAATTTTAAAAGTACCTGCTGTACTTAAATAATTAACATCAGATGAATGCCAAAGATGATAATCATCACCAGTACCTAGTCGTATATGTAAGTCATCTTCTAAATCTAAATGACCACTAATCTTTACGCCATCACTAGCTGTCTCAAGCTTCTTAACATTGTCGTAATAGAGTTCAACTGTTCCGTCACCAATAATATTTATACCTTGTTCATCACCTTGTGGTTTTAGTTGAATATCGTCAGCAGCTTTAATAATAGTGTCATCACCACTACCTAAAATGAAAAGATCACCTGTGCTGTTTGAAATATAACTATCTGTTGCATTGTGCCAAATTTGTAAATCTTGACCAGTTCCAAAGCGTCCTCTAGCACCATCAGCAAAATCTAAATTAGCATCTAATACTTCTATATGTTCAGCACCAACTGCATCGTCTGCAATCTTTGTACCATCTACAGCATCAGCTGCAATCTTAGCAGTCGTAACTGCTAAGTTCTGTATCTTAGCTGTACTTACTGTATTATTAGTTGGAGTACCTATATTTACGGATGATCCGAGTGTAAGAATGAAATAATCACTACCAGTAGCGGGGGCATTAGAAAAGATAATTGAGCTACCGTCAATAGCAAACCCTTCTGATGGTTGGCTGGTTCCGCTATTAGGTTTCTGAATGACTCCATTGATGCTAACAACATGTTGTTGAGCTGCATTACCTGCGTTAGATAAGACAAATCTATAAGCTGATCCATTAAATGTTGCACTATTACCGCCTGTACCACTATATGTAGATATAGTATTTATAAAGAAATCTCCAGGTGTTGCTACATCATCCCATGAACCACCAACATGTGCTCCATTAAACACTTTCATCTTATTTTCAGAAGTGTCAAAATATAGATCCCCGTCAGTACGATTACCTCCTCCAGGTTTAGTAGCAGGATTACTAGAAACACCGCCGTAGTATCTCTCATCAAAATCATCTACAGCTGCTTGAGCATCAGCTACACCAGTTTCATCTAATGTAAGACGATGGAAAGTATATGTATGTAATGTTGATGTTGTCTCAACTAACATACCTCTTCCAGCTGGATAGGTAGTACTTTGGGTTAAACCAGTTATAGTTACATCGTTTCCTGAACCTGCACCGTCAGTAAATACTTTTGTAGTAACACCTGAACCAGTAGTAAATGCACTTGATAAAGCCTTAATACTAACAATAGTTCCACCAGCATCATTTACATCTGGATTAGCAGTAGGAAAACTAGTTTCATTAGCAATCGGTACAAAACCACCTACATCTGTTAATACTGTTGTTATTCTTTCATCGACAGCTTGAGCTGTAGGGATCTGGACATCAGTAGGACTTGCACTAATTGTCGTGACAATACTTTTGCCATCCAACAGGTTAAGTTCCGTAAGATCAGCGGTAAGAGCTGTACCACCTGCTAAAATAGATGCAGTACCTGACTGCATACCAGCAAGTGTTGTGAGTTCAGCATCGGCTATCTCTGAGGTTGTAACAGCGTTAGCAGCTATGTGTTCAGCACCAATAGCATTATCTGCTATCTTAGCACCTGTCACAGCGTCTGCAGCTAAATGAGCTGTATCAATACTTCCATCAACATAATGCTCAGAATCTATACTGTCGTCTGCTATCTTAGCATTAGTTACAGCATCAGCTGCTATCTTTGCAGTAGTTACGTTAGCATCTAATATTCCAGCTGTTACAACTGCATTAGCTCCGATTTTATCTGCGGTTACAGAATCAGTAACTATTTTATTTGTAGTAATCTGATTATCAGCTATCTTAGCTGTTGTAACTGCAGAGTCAGCAATCTTAGCTGTAGTAACTCCAGAGTCAGCTAAATCAGTTGTACCAATAGTACCTGCTGCTAACTTAGCACCAGTCACTGAGTTATCTGCTAAGTGAACTGTGTCTATAGATCCGTCTACATAATGTTCTGAATCAATAGAGTTGTCTGCTATCTTAGCATTAGTTATAGCATCTGCAGCAATCTTAGCTGTAGTTACATTTAAGTCTGCTATATGAACAGTATCAATAGACCCATCAACATATTGGTCACTGTCAACTGAGTTAGCTGACATGTGAGCTAGATCAATTGAACCATCTACATATTGATCACTATCTACAGAATTAGCTGACATATGCTCTAAGTCAACTGCACCTGCAGCTATATGCTCAGAATTAACAACATCGTCAGCTATTTTAGCTGCAGTAACAGCATCAGCTGCTATCTTAGCTGTAGTTACATTAGAGTCAGCAATCTTAGCTGTAGTTATTAAAGAATCAGCTAAATCACTTGTACCGATAGTACCTGCTAAAATTTTATTACCAGTTATAGCGTCATCAGCTATCTTAGTTGTGTGAATAGCACCATCTTCTATATCATATGTCTGTATTAACTGATCGTCTTGCTCTTCTAAAGATCTTAGAGCTTGTGTTTGGTTATCATTTAGATCACCTGCTTTAATAGAAGAACCTGCTGCATATGTAGCTCTAGCAGTTGTTACACCTGTATCTCTTACGATACGAACTACAACACCATTAGGTACGTTACCTGATGTCCAAGTTACTGTACCGCCATTAGCTGTATAACTTGTTATATTATAATGTGTAGTCGCTGTCTTTAAGGCACCATCTACGTATACTTTGATTTCATCAGAAGTAAAGGTCTTAATAGAAAAAGCTTCAGAAGCACCCCCACTTGCTGTATATTGTTTAAAACTTGCCATTTGTTATTTTGGAATAGAGAGAATGTTTCTTGTTTGTTCTTGCTTCTGATACTTTAATCTATCAGATAATAGCTTTTCAGACCTTAGTGCTTCGATTCTTGGATCTCTCATTATTGAAGCCCACGCCTTTCGTCTCGCTTCTTGAAAGATTGAATCAATCCTCATGTTGTGATAATAATCTTCATCCTCATACTTACCTCTATTTCCACCTCTTATATCCCTATACATTTCATCTAGAGATGCTTGGATTTTAGGTTGATTAGCCAAGGTAGTTAACTTATATTCTAAGTTTTGTTTACCTATAGCTCTTTGGAACATAGAGCGTATTCGGGGGTGATCAGATAAATCTATATTATCAGGAGACATATATGTAGATAGTCGGATGTCGTATCCACTATCGAATAGTAATTTTCTACCAGGACTTTGATCTAGATTTAATGACACAGGACTAATAGTATTAAATGCTCTAGTCATGAAGTCATAATCTTTTATAGGCTTACCATTAAGTATATCATACTTGATAGGTAAGTCATCTCCAGGTAAATATTCAGATATTAAGTTTCTGTTTCTTATTGAATCACCTATACCAGAGTTCAATTCACGCATGTATGGGGTAAATAACTTACCTAAATCATTACGTAATCCTGATAATGGTATCTGATTATTCAATAGATTAGCTGCTATCCTGTTCTGTTGACCAGGCTTACCAGCTACCATATCAACCATTTGCTGTATACCAGCAAAGTAAGACTTACTTGATATAGCTTGTGCTATAACTAAACTTACTTTTTGTAGTTGATTCTCTGTCCATTCATCTCCCATTAATAAACTATAATCTCCTATATCAGAGATAGTAGAGAATATTTGGTTGAATGGTTCAATTGAATCATAGCCTATCCAGACACCACCCAGTTTAAACTGTCTTGGTCTCCATCCAGCATCAATCCACATCTGTCTTTTTTGTCTATCAACAGGTCCATTACCTGTCATTCTTCCAGACATCCAAGCCCAGCTAGTCATACCTACTACAGCACTACCAATACCTAAACGACCAGTCTGTAATGCCTTAGCATTAGCTAGTTCTTCAGGTGTAGTAATACCATACTTAGCTACGTCTTCTAAATTGTCAGCAGTAGCTCTAGCTACATCATTGAATTCCTTTACTAAGAAGTTGAATCCAGGTGTATGTTTAGCGGTTAATGTTAATCCACTGACACCTGTTCTAGCAAATAAGAAGAAAGGTTTAGCCCACGGGTTAGCTGCGAAGACATCATTCAATCCTTTAGAGAATCCCTCTAGAGGTGTTTGTAGTGTTACTTCTTTTCTAGCCCATTTAGTTGCTTCATCCGTTAACTCACCTGATGTTTGATTCCATATCTCACCATAGAATTCCTGTTCATAAGCTCTCATTACTTCTGGAGTAATCTCAGGTGTCTTACCACCTTGAGCTTGTATATCTAAGACCTTACGCATAGCCTTCTCTCTAGCTTTAGCTCTACCTAACATGTACCCAAAGGTATCATCAGTAGCAGCCATAACTCTAGTTGAATAGGTTAAGAACTTATTGTCATTTAGATTTCTTGCCATATTAGCCATAGCAAATAAGGCTCTATCTCCAACTGTAGCTCTTCCACTATCTTCATAGAATCTACGAAGTAATTCCCAGTTTTCATCTCCTTTAGTAAAGTCATAAAAACGGGTTTTAATAGAGGCTATATCTCCACTCCAATAACTATCTAATCTAGTTTTAAATACTTGATATGCATCAGGTATTGATTCCATCATAGCATTCATAGAAGATATACCAGCTCGTAGAGTAGCAGTATCTCCTGTAAATGGATACCTCATAGCAGCACCTAAAGTAGTAGCCATCGGCTTCATAAAGGTTGCAGTAGCAGTACCCATAACAGCTCTTACTGGTGTTCTAATACCACTAAGAATACTATTAGTCATCATTGCTCCTAGTTCTCTGATCAAAGCACCAGTTCTATTTGGCTGACTAGGGTCCATTGAACCCCCTCTGATCATCTTTCTAGCCCAGTTATCAAAGTCATGAACACTATTAACAGTTTTCATAGATGAGAATACTTCAAATAAAGCATTCATCAAAGCAGGATCTGGATCATCTTTAGCTATCTTTAAGATAGACATAATAGATTCTTTAGTATCTGCCATCTCTTTAGTTAAAGTTTCAGTTAGGAATTGATTCTGTTTACCTGCTCCAATAGCTCTAAAGTCATTTGATTTAACAATTCTTGCTTTCTTAGTCTCTCTAAGTAAGTAGAGCATAGTGTCTATGACTTGAGAAGCTGGTCCATCTATATCACCTAGATCAACCATATCGGCTATCTCTCTTCCTGAGATACCATAGTCTCTAATCTGATGTAATAGAGAACCAACTAGTAAATCAGCTACTACTATATTCTCACTGACTAATGTTTCAATTGAATCGATTTGCTTACCACCTTTAATGACAGGGTAAGAAGTTTTATATCTAAGTATATCTTGAAGGAATTCCTCTGGACTCATATCACCAGCATCTCTACCCATAGTTATCTTTTGATATGATTCAATAGCATCACCCCATGTTTCCATGAGTGTCTTTCTACCTGCTTTAACTAGTCCTATTTCAGCTTGGTATCTTTGATCTCCTAGTAGAGATTTAAGAATACGCTGTGCAGTATATTCACTTAAGTCACCTTCTCTAGCTATACGTTCTAATTCAATAGGAGTAGCTATACGTCCTACAGAACCATCTTTAGAACCATAATCCTTATTTATTTTTCTATAAGTAGTTAAAGCATCATATGGTTTCTGCTCTGATGTATAAGCCCCTTGAGACTTATCAGCTACAGGTCTATTCTTAGAAGCTCTGAAGTTAGGGTCTGCTTTTCTTATTTGATCAACTGCTAGTTCAATATCCATTGTAGAGATACTATCGTTCCTAGCTTCTATTTGATTAAGTACTTTCTTTGATCCTTTACCTAGTAACATAGCTACACCATCAAAAGCAACTCCTATACCGATACCCTCAAGTATATTCTTGAGTTTCATCATGATAGGATGATCTGTTTCTTTTGTTGTTAATGGTGTATCTATCCATCCGTACTTATCTTTAAGCATACCTAAAGCATTATGACCATCTGATTCTTTAGATATTAAATCAGATGTAGCACCAACAGCAGCAGCTCTAAATAAATTATTAGCTAGTATACCAGTACCAGTAATACCTATTCTTGCTGCAGTTACTTTAGCAGTAGGTATAATAGCAGCAGCCATTGTACCAAAGTGTACAGTACCTCTTAAGAGTTTACCCCACCAAGTCTTTGTTTCTATTGGATTCTCTTCATCTACAAATGGGTCCCACTCTGGTCTATAATAACCTTTCTCTTTCCGTTCTCTAGATATCTCTCCTGTGAGAGCATCTACTGTACGTTCTGGGAATGTAGTTATAGAGGAAAAGGTATCTTGGACACCACCTGATAGAATAGATTGACCTTCTTTTGCAAATGCAGCAACACCCCAATTTTCTTTTTCTCTAGGATCAGCTAACTCAGCCTTAGCTTGAGTTTCCTGGGCGGCTGCTTCTTGTGATACAACCTCCCTAGCTTCCTTTTTCTTTTCTAGTCCATCAATGAATTCATTACTGGCATTCACCGCTGATTCAATATCTTCTGGATCTAGTTGAATATCTATTGGCATTTTATTCTTGTGTTAATGTACTTCTTACAAGCTCCTTAGCAGCTTCAGGAAGTAATGTATCTAGTCTCAGCCATGTGGGTAGTTCTCCGACTGTCTCTAAGAACCGTTGATGGTCCTCCTCTGGTATATTAACTAATCTTCTATATCTACTATTTAATACAGCATAGCTATTAGCAGCTTGTGCTTTCTGTCTTAGTCTACTTAATACAACTAAGTCTTGTCCTTTCTCATCAAAAGGTATGTCACCTGTTAATCCGTTGGTTAGGAATATAGACATATAAGCTTCAGGAGTTATATCATAACGACCAATATTTGTATAGCCTTCATTAATTAATTGAAGGACATCTCCAGCTACTACTTCATTTAAAGGTTTATCTAATACGTCTTCTATGCTTACATATTGTCCGTTAGGATTACGTATAGCAGTATAACCTCCGTTAGCTTCAGCTGTAGGAGAAGCTACTGTATCTAACATCCATACTAGATCCTCATTCTCTTGAGTGACACGGTATGTCTTAGACCCAGATGGTTTAAGTAGTAGTTTCTGATGATTTACTGATAAGTTCTTCTCTTCTGGAATTTCTATTTCATTCTCTTTAGCAGCTCCAGTAGCAATCAATCTATCAGCAATAAGTCTCTCTGTATTAGCACCTATTTTTCTAGCTAGTTGTCTATAGAATTCAGGTTGTGCTACTCGTCTACCTTTACGACTCTTAACCATATATTCAGCAGCTTCTGCTAAATGAGGTTCTTCGCCTTCCCATGGTTGAGAGCTATAAATAACATTACGATCTTTAGCAATAGCTAATGCTACAGTATTTATCTGTCTAGTAGGAGATGGATCATACGTTGATACTTGCCTGTTATCCCACTGATAAACTCCTGGGGATACTTCTTTCCATAAACCATCTTTAACAGCATTCAGAGCCTCTCTATGAGCGTCTAGATCAGACGCATTGTTTTCTATTGCTTTGTTATATACTGCATCATATTCTCTAGTAGCTTGTTCATAGTTAGATGTCCACTTAGGAGTTTTAGCTTTATTGACATCAGACTCTAGAGTTCTAGCTGTAACTTCAGCTGATATGGCTGTGTTACGTCTAGTAGTTGCAGCTTGAGTTAAACCTACTTCAGACTTAGCTACCTGATTCCACTTCTTATGTAAGTCAGGATCTATAAATCCTCTTAGATCATGTGGAGAAATCTGTTGATTTAAAGTATAATGTCTCCAAGTTAATTCTTGATCTAAAGCTATATCATCTATCATACCATCATAAGGTAAGTTCTTTAGAATATCAGGCATTAGTTCTGGGTCACGTAGACCAAATTCTTGCATGTATTTCTTCTGAATATTACTGACTGATGTATATGTAATAGGAGCATCGTTAGCATCAAGAGCAGCTACAATATCACTAGCTCTTGTATTCATAGCAGCTTCTCTGTTAGCTTGTGTCTCTTCAAACTCAGACTTCTCAGCATTAGATACAGCTTTAAGTAATCTTCTAGTATCTTTCTTCCAATAACTTCTAGCAGAAACTATGTGAGGATTCTCTGGAGTACTATCGTGAGCTAAGAACTTATGATCTAGTACAGGTTGAATGTCTTCTCTAGTTAATACACCAGTCTGTACACCTCTAATTAAAGTATCAAAAGCTTCTTGTCTAGCTAGATTATACTTACCACCATGCATACCTTTATAAGTATGTAGATAAGTTATAAGATAACCAGGATCTCTTTTGATTTTAGTCTTTAAATCTTGAGCACGATTCTCTTGTTGAATCTCTCTTAATGCAGCAGAATCAGTTTCTAATTCCTTCTTAACTCTAGTTTTATCTCTAGTGATTAATTCATTAATGAACTCCTTCTTCCAAAGACCAAACCTACCACCAGCTACATCTTCATGCTTGTAAGCATACCAAGAATCGATAATATCACTTATGTATCTTTTCTCTTCAGCATTAGCAGCTTCATCATAAGTTTTATATATCTTAGATCCATCCGGTGTGAACTGTCCAGGGATATGTATCTTCATACCAGCTTCAGCTCTAGGTCTATAAGATGATTCATGATGAACAAGTAGACTATCTACATCTTCATAGAATGCATTCTCTTTCTCATAAGCTTGATCAGGTCCAAGTATTAATTCATTAGCTTCATAAGGATTAGCTTCTCTTATCTGACCACCATAATCTATAGCTGTAGCTTTTATGTTTAGACGTTCTTCTTTAGCATTTAGTTCAGCTAATACTTCTGGATCGAATTCTCCTTTACGTTCATAAGTTTCCCAAGCATCTCCACCGTAGATATTCGCATGATTATCTTGTTGATCTTTTAATCTATTAGAATACTTAGTATAAGCTTTATGAGCTTTATGCCACTTCTTTATTTCTTCTACATCTTCTTTGCCCTGTCTCAACATCTTAACAAGTTGAGCTGGTCGCTTAGAAGCTTGTTCATGCTGATGATTGTATATTTTAATTAACTGATCGAAGTGGCGATCCAAGTCTTTCTGATTCTCGTCAATATTTTTATTGACTGATTCAGTCATGTCAGCTATTTCAGGCTGGTAGTTACTCTTCGCACCAGCGGTAGGAAGAGTATCCAGTTTATACATTAAAGCTAAGTTTGAATCACTCATGATATCACCTCAAATGGTACGTCAGTTTTAGCATAGTTAACAGCTAGGTATCCAGTATTATTAACCATCACAGCAGTAGGTTCTATCTTCATAACATCTTGTGCTATGACACCACGGTAACGATCATTACTATGTTTATAATTCCATTCAAATATCCTGAAACCTTTATCTGATTTACCTACTTCTTTAATATTTTCTTTTAATCTAATATCACTTGCAGCGAATAAAGAAGCTATACTTAGACCCATTGATAGAGTATTAAACATCTGTCCCATTGTGTCTCTAGGAGGCATCATAACAGGAACACCATACTCAGGTCTAGTACCAAGAGCTTGTCTATTCTTAGCTACTTGTTGCATATGGTTACGGGTAATCATTTGATTAGCTATATCCATATTCCTACCGAATGTATTATTAATTGTACTTTCTATCTGCCTTTGTTTATCTAGTATATTCTTATATGCAGCAGACATATATCTATTAGAACGAGAAACACCTCTCTTAAGATCTACTTGTTTCCCTCTAAGATTTGTTTTTGATTTGTAAAGATTCGCATTAGCTAACCTACCTTTACCTAAAGTCCATAGAGCTTTAGAGTAAGCATCACTTCTAGTACGACTTAAGCCTTTAGTTAGGCTGCCTTGTCTTTGTTTAGCACTGACTTCTCTATTCCAGTACTTTAAAGAATCTGATCTGTACTTAGCATCTTTCTTTTGTTTTTCTATCTTTGCTTGCATTCTTATGCCAGCATTAGGATCGGGAGCACACACGGCAAAATTCTATAAAGGTTAATTGTTTAGGCCCGTGAGAAATTTCTCTCAAAAATTTAAAGCCCAAAAACTTGAGTAGTTTTAAATGAACAGTATTACGTTTATCAACGATGTTCCATAATAGCGGTTCAGATCTACTCTCAATGAATCGCTTTGCTTCCCTTGCGAAGGTGATAGGGTAATCATGTATTGCAGGTGTGCATAACATCCAGACTTCACCATTAGGACCAACTCCAGCCATACCAGCAGTCTTGCCGTTAGGCACCTCAAACCATACACAGGAGCACCTGTGAACAGCCAAAGTGAGTTCTTCCATAGGATCTAGCCCATGACCTTCTTCGACCTCTCTACGGTCTTCTGGAAGTAAATTAGAGGCTACAGTAATTGCAGCCTCAATTGTTGCAGGGTGAATATATTTAGACACGTCTATAGTGCATAGGGGACCAGTCACCTTCCCAAGACATAGCTCTTAGGGTAGCAGGTGCTGGGTGGGAGGATTTTAAAGTTACATCTACATTTGTATTTCTTTCATATACTGGAATCTCTTTAATTTTTTCTGATAAATATGGAGCGTCTGAAACCTCATACTCATCTAAATCAGCAGATTCATATACTTCAGTATAATCAGCCTTACCTACTCTAGTCAAAGTAGTTTCATAAAGACCTATCTTACCAAAGTTTAACTTCATTCTATGTACAGTAAGTTTGGAGTTTACATCTGATTGTATTGATTCTCCTTCTGATTTCTGTAAATAGAATCTAGGGAACTGTACATTATATTCATATAGATAACCTATATAGTGTGTACCAGTAGACCAATCTCCAGGTACTGTAAAGTCGTCTCCATTAATAACACTGCATTCAGCATATCTACCTACTCTAGTAGCACCAGAATCTATATCTACTAGTACAAGAGTACCGTTAGGTGAAGTTACTTGATCTATCCAATCTGATTGGTTAGTAAATGTAGTTAATTTTGTAGTAGCACTATAAGACCCACTACCTACAGTAGTCCAGTTATCTAAATGTATTAAGTATTCAATACTATCTTGAGTTATACTAGGGTCTCCAGTCTCTTGTGTTAGATTGATACTCTGTAAGAAGTTATCTGTATCTAAGAAATAGTATTGATCATTAACAATGAAATGATATTTAAGTGGGTTATTATGTTTCCATTTAAACCAAGCAGATTGTAAAGATTTTTCTCCCTGTCTTAAATATTTAAACCCTATCACTTCATCTGAATCTGTCTTACCAAATAATACTATATTATTTTCTCTTGAGTTTGTTAGTAAATCAATATCTTTAGGTATAAGTGTTGGTACCAGTTCAGAAGAATTAACTACAACAGCCTCTTGTTCTCTAGCTACTTGAGCCATCTCCATAAACCTAGTATGTTTATTAGAATTATCTATATAACCTACAGTATTACCTAAAGATATAGGAGGTACTACTTCATTATAATTATATCTAGATACTGATCTTAACTTAGCAGTATCTGGATTCATTATCTCAGCATCTGAAGAGAATAAGTATTGCTCATTAGTACTGAAACATAGTAATCCAGCTGGTATTTCTATAGCATCATATAAATCAGATGGGAATGTAGAAGAACATGAAATATCTATAGGATCTATACCTGATACTGTAAGAGCTGTATCAGACCAGAAGTTAGGTGTTGTTAAATTTCCAGGTCTAGCTGTTATTATATTCTCACCAGATAAAAATGTTAATCTATTACGATAGAATAGTACTCTATTTATCTTGTTACCTACGAACGAAGGTACAGGATTAGTTTCATCATCTCCTACTTCACGTACAGCGTAATCATATCTTTTTACTAAAAAATCACCATCTGCTTGACGCTGTAATACGTGAGGCATAGTAGTATTATTAAAATTAGAAGCTATACCTGGAGCTGGACACTCTTCCCATGTACCTTTACCATCAAGATTATTTTCACCTTTAAATTTTAAATAGTAATCATCTTCAGCAGACATTCTACTATTAGCTACTTTAACAATAGCACCATGTCTCATTTGAATAGGTAAAGTAGTTACATCATTTATCTCAGTACCCATAACTCTCATAAGATCTTGATCTACTACCTCAACATTGAATGCAGTATTAGAATGTAGATAAAGACCGTTGCCTATAACTTGATAACCTATAGACCCAGGTAATTCAGCTATAATACTTCCTAATATTGTGTCAACTGTTACAGAAGTATCGGCATCAAACGGAGTAGGAGCTGGTCTTATCATACCTAAATTAGCTTTAACAACTACTTCTTCATGATCTTCTATTCGTACAGTATAGCTATAAGTTGTTTTAGCTTGAGTTAAAGGAACTGTAGTTGTGTCTCCAGTTTCCCAATCCTCTCCACCATGTAATAATGATATGTTTCTATTATAAGAACAACTATAAGCACTAGCAGGTACTTCATCATCATAACTACCTAGTTGACCTTGTTGACCATGTGTAGTAATACGAAAAGTTAGATTCTTTCTAGTTCCAGTATTTGTATCACTACCTCCGAATACTTGAGTACCTATACCTGGACATGTACCAGTACCTGCACCTTCAGCTAAAGTATCAGATTCAATTTTTATTCTAGTAGCTCTTTTTAAAGTAGTACCATTACTATTATTATATAAATTTAAACCATACTGTCTACCATTCTCTGTTCTAAGTAGTTCTACGTAAGCATAGTGTGTATCTGGTCTAGCAGCTGTTGTACCAGTAGTATGTACAGTTTTAGTTCTATTATTTAAGAATGTAGTATCATTAATAGTTAATGCTTGTAAATCTTCTGTAGCTGTAGCACTACTAGGAGTTAAGTAAGAAGTGATAGATGTATGAATTGCATTACTTCCATCATATGCACTGTTATCTGTATGATACCATACATTCTTTTCAGCACCATCATTACAACTCCACATTCTAACCTTACCATCACTAGCTATCTGTCCTATATATGATCCTTCTGTCTTATCTCTATAGTAATGGAACCATGAACCATTAGATTGTACGTTAGCTAATGGTGTAGTTCCTATTCGTTTAGCTCCAGGTCTTTTGAATAACCCATTTATTATATCTGGTATAGCATTCTGTACACTCTTTACCTGCCCTGGAAACTTTAATTGATCAGGTTGTTCAGAGATGCCACCAGTATAACTAGGTATAGTTTGTGTAATACCTGCCATTATCTTCTAAGATTTTTCCAAGGTTCGTATGCGGTGTAAACAGAATCTTCTGGTAGACCAAACATATTATGATTACCTTGATTACATTCATACTCTTGACAAGTTGCTCTCGCTTGTTGTTCTTGTAGTTGTAATAGTTGTACTAGTTGAGCGTTAGCTACAAGCTGTGTAGCTGCCATACGACTAGCTCTATATATTATATACCTTTGAAATACAGAAGGTATATCTTCAAAAGCTATTAGTTTAACTATATCTAATTTAATTGTAGTGTGATCTGAGAAGTCATCAGTATGATTATACTTATCATATAGATAACCACTTCTCTTTACTACATCGTGAGTTCTATCTACCCAGCCATCTGTAGTATCCATTCTTAATACATCACTACCAATAGCTATTTTACCATCGCTATCAGGTGTGTACTCTACATGTCTTTCTGTGTTGAAGTGCCAGCCTTCATTCTGTAAATCAACATTAGAATCTCTTAGTAAATTATATATAAATCCTATCTCTGGATTTTCTTTTACTATTGAAGTGACTGGTGACTGACCGATAGCTCCCAGTATTGAGTTAACTGCGGAGAGTTCTGTCTCGGTATCAATTGTCGTGGAAGCCATAAAATTTTATAATAAAAAAGGGGAGCGTTAACTCCCCCGTGTGAATAATATTAACCGAATGCAGCAGGCTTAGTATCTGTTCCAGCGAACAGTTCTACAGCAGCAGCAGGGTTTAGATAGTCAGCCCCCATTGCGAGCCTTCCTAATATAACATCTCCTTGGTAGATGACTGATACATCTCCAGATGTTACTTGAACTTGAGGTCCAATTGCCTCAACACAACCTACAGCTTCTTTCTGGAATATAAGTCCACAAGTGTTGTTGAACTTAGCTTCTTGTCCGTAGTCATTTACGGTACGCTGTCCAGAAGGAGTTGTATTAGCGTGTTGATCACCCATTGCTTCACCAACGAATGAACCTGTGTTACCAGGATCAGTTGCACCTGGAGTAGTTCCACCAGCAGCACCATACTTAGTACCGAACTTACCGAAGAATGGTATGTTCATTGACTTGTAAATCTTGATACCAGCAATCTCATAAACACCCTTACCTGATTGTAGGGCATCTCCTTGCTCGTCTCTGTTTACTAAGTAAGCACCAATACCTGATCCGTCTAGTCCCTTGATAAGAGCATAGTACTGACGAGGGTTTAGTACGGCGACTCTACCTTCAGTTGAAACTCCCTTCTCATCTAGTGCAGCTGCAGCATCATAGAATGCAGTAACTAGATCATCAGGCTCATATGCCTTACTAGCATTAGTACCTGAAGCACCAACTTGAATCTGAGTTCCACCTGGCTCAACATAGTTAGCCTTTGTGATAGGTGAAGCTTTACGTGCAGCTTTAGTTACTGCTCTGAAGATTCTCCTGTCATAATTCTCTGCTAATGCGTAACCAATCTTACGTGAGATTTCTCCACGTAGGTCGTAGTGTGCAAGAGTCTCGTCTAGCTCATAAACGAATGCACTGGAGATCAATAGATCGTCGCAAGTGATTGTCTTCTCAGCTACAGGAGGTGCTCCGTCACCGTTACCCAAGATAGAATTTCCTGGCGTATGGAATTCCGCATTAGTGCGACCTGTGTAGATGAACTGTAAAGATTTACCGTTCTTCAAGGTACGCTTAGTGATAAGGTCTCTAGCAATTGTATTGCGTTGGAATCCTTTGAATAGCTCTCCACTAAAGAGCTTGAGATATAATTCTCTACGTGCAGCAGTTGTAGTAGCTGCACCGTTATCAGCACCACCCCAGGTTAAACTGGTAGTAGCGTCTGAACTTTGATGTGCCATTGTTATGGGATAAATTTATATTGACTTTCTTCAGCTGAAAATTTTTTGATCATTGTTTGTGGTCTTTCCCACCGTCTAGACGGCTAAAGGGTATCCTGCGTACAGGGCCAGAAGCCAATTAGGCAGAGATCCGACACTGAGGTGTCTCTGACCTATGGTATTGGAGATGTGCTCCTTCTACCATAATAAAAAAGGATAGCAGCCCGAAGACCACTATCCATAATTCATTGAGTTTCTTCACAAAGATGTGAGAGCTGTTTCTAAATCTATGTTCTCATCGAACTCTTCCTTTGGAGGCTCATGCTCCTCTGGCTTGTTGTGATGAGAGTAAGCATCATGCTTCTCTTCTATTAATTTATAAGCAGAAGGGCCAGCAACAGCTCCACTCGATTGATGTTGATTCATTACTTTGTAGTTTTGGTGTACTCAACGCCACGATATACGTAAGTTACAGTCATTGTAAATTCCATATACCAAGCCCCGTTCCATGCTTGGGTGTCATGCGCCTCTGATTTAAAGAGGTGAACGGACGTTGTTTTAAGGTTTAGGGTAAATATCCTTAGCGTTTAATAGTATTTTTATTTTCAGTGGTCCCCTTACGGCACCAGCTGCATTAACTCTTCTACTAAACTTATCATAAGCTGTATCAGCCATAATTAATTTCTTGTTTTGTTGACGCTAGGTCAAGAGGAAAGTTGTGGGCATTTCTTTCGTGCATTACTTCCATACCTAGATTAGCACGGTTCAATACATCTGCCCAAGTAGGGACAACCCTACCACCTGTGGCTAACACGGACTGGTTGAAGTTGAATCCGTTGAGATTAAAAGCCATAGTGGAGATTCCCATACTGGTAAGCCATATGCAAACGACGGGCCAAGTAGCAAGGAAAAAATGTAAGCTACGACTATTGTTAAAGCTGGCATATTGGAAGATAAGTCGTCCAAAGTA